AAATCAAAGTTACCCGCATAAGATTGATACCCTGTAGTTACACCTGTTTCAGATGTGTCTACAAAGACTAGATCAACTGTTTTAGCGCCACCATTTGGGTCCCAGTTTTGGTACTTATCAGTAGCTGCTGTAACAGTGTAATCACCTGCTGCAATGTTAGCAGTGTTAACTGAACTGTATTGTAATGTTCCAACAGTCATAGTTATTCTCCTATTTTAGGTAGTTTAATTTTTTCAAGTTTTGGTTTCTCCGTTTCCATCTTGGGGAGCTGCTCTTTAGTTTGCGATCTCTGAGATGCGTCAACCTTTGCAGGGAGCTTCATCAGTCCGCCATTCCTAAGGTACCCAACGATGCTTTCTGGAAACATCCTGGCTTTTGTTCTATCCATCCTTACAGTATCCCCTTTCAAAGATCTTGCAGGTATGTATATATAAGCCATGGTAGGATCATCACTCCACTCAGGTTCAGGAAGTTCAGTTAGATTGTTATCCTTAAGATGTTTCTCAAGAACTTCATTCCACTTAACTTCAAACTTAAGTTCGGTTATGATGGTTTCCCATCTTTGTTTTGTATCAGTAGTCATTTCTTCTTACCTCTCCTACCTCGTCTTCGTTTCCCAGCTTTAACTTGACTCTGGGGAGCAACCCCCTCGGCCACGCTGGAAGACGGAGAACCAATAATTTCTTCTTTAGTTCTGACAAAAGCTGGTACGCTTTCGCCAAAGAAAACTAATTCTTTACCTTCTAATCTAGATCTTTTTTTTGTAAACGATAAATGATATTCAACTCTTTCAGATCTTACCCTAAACGGATCTCCACTAATAGAATCATAAATCGTTGTATAAAGATGATCTTCATTTCTGTCGAGCAACTTAACTTTAAAATCTTGATTAGATGTAGTCATTTAATCTCCTAGATTGCTTGAGATTTACCGAGCATTTCCACGCCCCAAGGATCAGCAATTTGTGCTTCTCCCCATTCACCAATCATTACCATTTCAGTACCTCTTAGTGAAGCATCTCTTTCTTCTTCAGCTTCCATTTCGTGAGCCATAGCTAATGCTATTGCACCTGGAACGAAAACAGCACCTTTCGATGCGTTTGAACTTCTAGCCAATACACCTGATTGGAATATTGGAATGCCAAAAATTTTCTCGTTTCCTCTGAAGTAGCTTTGAATAACCTCAGCAGTTACACCTTCTGGGATAGGCTGTGCAGCCATACCAGTAGTTCCGCCACCTTGGATACCAGTTACTTCTTGTACGAATCCTCTTATTTGTTCTGGGTGGAATACACCACTAGGTGTTCCAGGAGCCATACCATAAGAAGCATCGTTATCTGTTTTTAAGTAAGACACTGCACCTGCTACGTGGTAGTAAGTAAGTAAGCTGCCTGATGCTCCGATAGAGTTTGTAAAACTATCGAATAATGTTGTTAAGTCACTTTCAAGTAACCTACCAAGAGCTCCACCTTGTACTTCACCAACGTGTGCAAGGATGTCTTCGTTGTTTTGTCTAGACAGTCTGTCAGATACAAAAGTCATGATACCATGTTCAGAAGCAGTTACGCTTGTCACAGTAACAGACAATTGTTCAGGAGCTG